GACGTGTACGCAGGCGAGCCAGTGGCTTCGGCCCATGCGTCGACAGTGAGGGACAGAGTGGCGATGCCACCCACGGCACATGCAATCGTCCAGTCGATCAGCTTCACCCCGTTGTAGCTGAACGCTTGGATGCCCTGGCCCGAAGTGAACGGGATGCCCTTCTGAAGCGAGAGCGACTGTGCTTCGAGGAAGCCGGGGACGTGGCTCTGCGTGTACAGCGAGCCGTTGGCGATGGGAACAGCGACCGAACCGATGCAGTGAGCCAGGATCAGACCAAACTGCTTGTCGGCCAACTCGTACTCGATGGAACCGGTGACGGCCTTCGACACGAGGACACGACGGTCAGCCTGCTTGAAGCGTGAACCTTGCAGGGCTTCGCTCTGCGCGGTGACCTTCTTGAGCACTAGCGGCGCGCTCTTGTGCGGCATCCACCGTGCGGGAGTGACGAAGGTGCCGACTGTTGCTTCAGCGGCCAAGCCGAGGGTTTCGCCTAGACCGGACGGGATGTAGGACTGAGTCATTGGGCGACTTCCTGATCTGCGTCGACTTCGACGGGTGCGGGTGCGGGCAATGCAATGGGTGCGACGTATGCGCCGACCTCTTGCAAGACCGGGTGGTTCTCGTAGTGATCACGAATCTCTTCAGGGATCTCAACAACGGCATCCGGCTCTACGACCTTGCCGGTGATGTAGTCCACGACCGTCTCCGGTCCAACGTTGCGGTACTGAGCCATGTTGCTGGTCTCCTAAGAGTTAGACGGTGACTCGCGCGGCGCACGAGAAGGCGAAGGTGACTGTGTGCAGCGCGCCACCGATTTCAGTGATTTCGTTGACCCCGTTGGCAGAGGCAGGCACGACCCACTCAACGATGTTGCCAAGTCGCTTGCCGTCCGCGATGACGGGAGTCATCACGTAGGACTGGTATGCCGCCCATGCGTCGTCGCGGGCCTGCTGAAAGTCCGTATCACCACGGAAGACACGAACACACCCCGAGAGGTTGTACGTCTCTTGGAAGGCGAACCATGGCAGCGACTCGATGTCGAAACGGTGGTTCTCGATCTCCGTGAGTTCGATGAAGGTGCCAGGAACGTACTTGCGGAGTTCGGCATCCACGACAGTGATGTCTGCCAAGGTGGCAGCGGCCTTGAACAAGTTGAGCAGGTAGTCGAACGCGGCGGGCGCGGTAGCGGTGACGTTGGCCATCAGCCGATGACGAGGCGTCGGTAGGGCGCTATCCACGACTGAATTCGATAGGGCACCCCGGCCCATAGAGCGGAACCAGTGTCGTCGCTGCTGTATATGTCGTTCTTGTTGATTGCAGCGGCCTGCTGCGTGTTCACCCAAATGTATTTGATGAGGTCGACCGTGGCCATCCACAGCACGGGCGGGATCGGGTTGTACCCGGCGATGTACGTGACTTCGACGTTGCGACGGCCAGGGAAGAACGGACGGGACCAGGAGTAGCCAGCGAACACGCGGCCAAGTTCTCCGGTGAGGTAGTTGACCTGCACACCATCGACGGGATTCTCGGGCGTGGACTCGGGCAGCTCGATGAAGCCGCCAGTGCTCTGGTACTCGGCACACGACACCAGCTCGATGATCGGGTACTGATTCAGAAGGATCTGTGAGCCGGACCAGCCGTCGTGACGCTCTGTGTAAACGGTCGGCGCGACAGGTCGGTTGATCTCATTGCTGATCCACTCGCACGCCATGTCAATGACGCGTTGCAGCATCGGGTCCTGAGCGGTTGAGGCATTGGCCGGGAATTGCAGCCACGCCTTGACCTCGTCAATGTCGAGGTAGGTGACCCATGACTGAGATGAGGCAATCGTGGGGGTCGTCATCCGATGCCCCTTGCAGTGTTGGGAAGCAGCGTCGAGATGTCGACGGTGCCATCGACGGCAGCGTGAGGGATGACGATGCAGTAGTCACGCTCAGGCGCGCCCTTGATTTTCTCGGTCACGGTGTACAGCGAGTCGACCGCGGTGTCATCGTTGGCCACTAGCACCTGAGAGAAGTGGCCTGTGTCGTCCAACACCACTTCTGTCGGCAAGGCGTTGAAGATGACGCCAGCATTCGTGATCGGCACACTCAGCTCGAAAGTGAGGGAGCCAGCGGAAGCAGTTCCGTCCACTTCGTTGTAGGTCCCGGTCAGGGTGACCAGAGTGGCGGTCATGTCAAGCCGCGCTGTGGACAGTTACTCCCACAGAACCACCAGTGACGGTGGTTGTGATGACCGCCTGTACGAAGCGGGCAGCGGCAGTGACCGTGGTGGTGGTGACGCCTGCGGCAGTGAGTGTTGCCATGGCAGTCTTGAACCAGTTGACGCCATCCTGCGAGATTTCGAGAGTGACAACGCCACCGGTCGTACTGGCTGCGGCGGTGCACACGGCGGTGTGAACCGAACGAGGCTCACCGTTGTCTAGGACGACGGGAACGGTCGACGTTGCAGTAGAACCGGCTGGAATGCTTGCGACTGCGGCGATTCCCATAGGTCAGGTCCGTTCAGAGTGAGGGTGGGTGTTGACGGCTCTCTCAGCGAACGCATCAGGTGTGCGCGCGAGTGGCCGTTCATTGCGATGGATGCGACCACAGGACTGGCAGACTTCACCAGCAGGTCGGGGTGTGTTGGCCATGAGACCTCCACTGTGTGTCCGGTGCAGGACAGGTGCCGCGTTGGGAGAGAGCAACGCGACACCTGCCCTGGACGGGGTCTTCTACGAAGTGAAGACCGGGGTCACAAGACCCGTACCGGAGATGACACCCGTGGACTTCGGGTACCGATTGGCGGTGAACGCTGCGTACTCGTAAAGCTGCACGAGCACGGTGAGCTGGTTCCCCAGCGTCTGAGGCAGCGCACGGCTGATGACCGGGGACTCATACAGGATGCTGTCGTCTGCCTTGTAGACAAGGACGATGTCCTGGTTGGTTCCCACGCCAAGGCCCTGCGGGATGTTGAAGTCCTGAAGGGCGGTGAGACCCTGGACCCTTCCACCCGTGACACCCTCAGCCACTGCGGTGTCAGGCGACACCTGCGGGACGTTCCAGGGGCCATTGGACTGCGGCGAGAACAACGGACGGCCGTTGTCGTCCAACATGGACTCCAACCACTCCCAGCGAGCCGGGGTCATGGCCAGGTGGGTTGCGGGCAGGAAGCGAGCCGACGCGATCTGAGCCTTGGCGTTGGCGATCATGTTCCAGAAGCCGGGATACGCCGGGCTTGAGGTGGTCCACGTCACGGCAACGATGGAGCTGGTCTGCGTCAGTCCGAGGATGTCGCCAGAACCGGCACCTGCGATCACCTTCGCGTCGACCTTCTGTCCAAGGGCGAGCAGGAGGTCCTTGCTCGTCACTGACGAGAAGTCGATGGGCGCACGCTCGATGAGCTGCAACGACACCGACTGCCCACCAGCAATGGTGACAACCGGGAAGGTGTCGTATGCAGTGGCGAGAGCGGTGTCACTGATGGCCACGTTCTGCGCTGTCGGGTTGCTACCCGTACCCTGGGTGTCAACGGTTGTTCCGCTGGTCACCTTTGGCAGATTGATCTGAAGCGTGCCCGGAGGCAGCTCGGCCTGCGTGACAGAGTCAGCCACGACCCGACCGGCACGCGCGAAGGGCACGTACTCGGCAACCTCGAATGCAGGGGGAACGAATTCCCCACCAGCACCAGCAGCGGTGGACAGGTCACCGGTACGGGCCTGATACTCGCCCATCCCGGAAGCGCCCATGCCAGCACGCACCTGGGAGATGAGGTAGGAGTCCAGGGGCGTACCCGAACCAGCGACGATGCGGCTACGAGCCGACTCGGCATCGACGGCGATCTCGCCAGCATGTCGGGCCAGACGCTCAGCAGCGCCACGGTTGCCGAATGCGTTCAGCGCCATGTCCTTCAGGTAGCTGACTTCGCCACCCTTGCGGTAGGTGCGCTCAGACGAGCGGACACCGACGTTGCCACCGGCATCGTTGGCCGACTGGTCACCAGTGCCATTGGCAACTCGTGCAGCAGCGGCAGTGCGAACCTGCTCGGCATCCTCGTCAGCCTTGGCGCTGATCGCGCGGGCATTCAGGGTTCCGGCCTGCCGGGCGAACTCATCACGAGTCGACACCTCTTCGACAGTCAGTTCGCGGGCTTCGGTCTCAGCCAGCGTGGCCAAGGCAGAGATGTGGGCAAGAACAGCAGTGCGCTGCTCCAGGATTTCGGTTGAGGTCAGCATGATTCCCTTTC